CACTGTAACAGACGCAAGGGCAGTGTCTTTCACATCTGATGGCGATCTCGTCTACGCAGACGCGGCTTTCACCTACATTGTGCTCCTTGCTACCTGGCAAGCTGCCTTTGGGGGAACGTTCGCTGATGATGTTGCTGTAGCTCAACCAGGGACTGTCTCACATGCTTGTCAGTACAGTATAACGTCATACACCGATGGATTGCTTGTGGCTAGAGACGAGGGCGTATACCGCATCTCGATTCCAGGCGGTGTGTCCACGCTCCTCATTTCTTCCCCTGGTGGTGGAGCAACATATGAAGTGCTCCCCTCGTTCACCGAGCTGCGTGCTGTAAGCGCAGTGCAATTTGGGACTGTCGACGTGGCGCTCATTGCTACTACCGAAGCCGGTCCTCTGTACTTCGTGCACGCCATCAGGCTAGATACAGGAAATCTAGCGGGTAGCGGTGAAGCTACAGATCTTGGAGCTGATGCATTGTCAGTCCATGGTGTAGTCTAAAATGGCTACCGTATACGTCTATGTCTCGAGCAGCGCTGGCGTGGACGTTGTAGCCCTGCTTGTCAGCTTGGCGGGTGTAAATCCATCCTACGAGATCGCTGGGGCTGGAGCAGGACAAGCCCAAGATTGGACTGAAGCTCAAGATCTAGGTGGAGAAGCGATCGCAGAGTTTGCTCAACTGCCCTGGGAAGGATTCGAGTGCGGGTTTGCCAGCAACGAGAATTCGCAGGCACTGTTCGCGTTAACCGACCTGCAACTTGCCATGTTCGAGGCCGCAACACAGGGGTACGAATCCTTCGATCACTCGTGGAACAACAACCACTTCTGGAAGGCCATCTTTGCGGCCGGGGATCTGAAGTACGCTGACTTTGATGGGGAGGGCTATGAGGACTTTGAAGACGGATGGGGCTTCAACGAGAACTCGCAGCTTGTCTTCGCCCCGGCTACAGATCTTGATGTGGCACAGTTCAATACTGCTACGGTAGACTACGAATGCTTTGATGCGGGGTGGGACATGAACCATGCTTCATCCACAGTGCCAATCGTGACATATGTGAACTATGACTCTGCTGCTCCTGAATCGGTGGAGGACTTCGAGGAGGAGTGGGTAACGCCACTCGGTATCTGAAAATGGCTGAAGCAGACTTCATCGAGTTGGCTGGAGGCGCACTGACTGATGCTCAAGTGCGTTATGGGTACTCGGCCAACGCTGCGTTCTCTGCCCCGGATGGATCCAACGTTCTGGGGTTCCAGGCACTAGACAACGTTGTTGGGTTCCGGGGGCTGGTATCCAACGTGGCGCTCATCAACCCCACACCAGTAGGCAAGGGCGGTGACATCTCGGCCTGCATTCGCAAGTACGATCATGGTCTGTTCACACCGTGCATCTTCATGGCCCAAGGCCTGCAGGCCTCAAGCCCAGCCTACATCTTGGGTCTGAGTGAAGAGACGCCCCACAAGATAATATTGCGCAAGGGCCCGCTGAACGCACCAACCAAGATAGGCGGGAGCGGGAATCTGAGCGAGAGCGATGACTCATTTCTAGAGGGCCCGTCTAATGGATGGCACGAGCTGCGGCTATCCGTGTGTGTGAATCCGCATGGAGAGGTTATTCTACAATGCCTATATGACTCGGCCTTAGGGAGCGGAGGCGGTCCAGCCGTTCCAACGTGGTCATGGATTAATGGCATGCACCCTGTAACGCTAAGTTGGGACCCTTGCTATGTGGATGATACGATGGGTATCGTGAACGGCAGTCCTGCGCTCAAGGGCGGGTTCTACTTTGGCATCGGGCACTATAACAGCGCGGACGCTGGACACATTTCGCTGTTCGATTACCTCAGAACAGGGTACCAAACGGCCCCGTAGGCGGCCGAGTAGGAGCTGACAGGCAAATGGCAAGCACAGATTGGACTGCACTGACCAACATTCTCGACGGAAGCAAGGTCGTCAAGAACGTATCCATGGCCTTCACGCTCCCCCCGATGACAGGGGCGAACGAGTTCACCTATGGATTCAACACGTTGACATCAAACGTTGGGTTCTCTGGGCTCTACGTCGCCGCAGCGACGGGCATCAACGTCCCTACCCCAGCGCTCAAGGGCGGGAGGATGTCCATCGTGATGAAGCGCTATTCAGCCAGCGCGCTGTACGCGCCTATTATGGGACTCATCGCTGGCATCGATGTAGAGACTGCTGTGGCCTACTTCGTGGGCTTGACGCAGGGGGCAACGTCGTATCAGATCGCACTGAAGAAGGGAACGCTCATCTCTGGACTACGCACGTCTGACAGCGGGCTCCTCCGCGTGTCCACCGAGGCTTTCGGTGACATGGGTGACACCGATGAGGCCTGGCATCACCTGCAGCTGGATGTGCTGGTGAACCCGCATGGTGAGGTCAGACTGATTGTGACTGAGAACGATCTGTCAGCTCACGATGCAGACAATCCATCCTTTATGCCCATTGCGGGAATGAACCCCTACGTGGACGATTCCTTGGGCGCCATCAGCGGGAGTGCACCGCTGACGGGAGCGTTCAGATTCTTCTATGGCATGTACACTGAAGGACAAGCCTCACAGGCCTGTCTCTTCGATCAGGCCGTTGTGGCCGAGCAGCTACTGCCGTGAAGCCATACTGGAGATACCCTGGCGCTCTCAATGGGCGCATTATGCCCACGGTGTCCATGGCACCGGATGGGTCATATGTGTTTTGTCTTGGAGGTGATGACGAAGAACCACAGACGTTCACGCTGTCCCCGGGCGAGAAGGTGTCCGTCGAGCAAATCATTGATGCTGGTGGAGTGGACCTGATCTACTTCTATTTTCAGTTCCGTACTGGCCCCATGCCAGCATACCGCATGGTTCTGAATGCACAGTCGGCCCAGATCAAACTTGGCAGCTTGGCCACTGTTGGAGATGGCATGGTCGGCATCAGCATTGAAGAGCCAAGCCTCCTGGCCAACGAGAACCTGTTCGTTCAGGCAGATAGTGACCAGCTTGCGAAGCTATCTGGATTCCCCACCCCAGCCAACAATGGGGTGTTTCGCATCTCATCCGTGCCTGTACACGACGATGTATACCCCCCGGGACGCGTTGCCGTGATCGAGAACGCAGCAGCTGTGGCCGAGGCTGGCCCAGCTACTACCGTAGAGATCTATGGAGCAAGGTGGGTGGGCCAAGTCTACATTGACGCTGTGAAGCGAGTTGAGGTGGTGGAGTTCACGGATGCTGGGCCACAACGCGACCTAGCCGTGAACATCTCCAAGCTGGTTGGCTTTCACACACTCAAGTATGTACTTGAGCTGCAGAGCATCGTGACGAGCTAATGCCTGGAATTAGAGTACCGCTTGCATCACTGCTGGTAGACCACAATCGCTTCGTGGATGCGACTACTGATCTCTTGGTAATCAACGAGATTCCACAGGAGAATGAGACAGGCGTACCACTTAGCGCCAGCATTAGCATGACCGCCGCTTGCATGCAGTCTGAAGTCATCACCGAGATGCAAGTGTGGCTGGCCGATCTGGGTGCTGGAGGGCTACTCGAGCTGGCCTATGACCTGACTGGTGGCGGGTTTCAAGCCGGATACTCCGGATCCGCCACTCCTGATGCTAGCCCAAGCAGTGGAGTCAATGACGAGCTACAGCTGGTAATCAACAGGGCATTAGATTTTTCATCGCTGTCCAACATCCGTGTTGAGGTGTTGGCGGCTACAGCATCCTACAAGTTTAGCGGGGCCTACAACTTCACCACTGAGGACAAGACCCCACCAGAAATACTGGATGTTGTATTCCTAGGCCCGAGAACTGCCCGGGTTATTTTCTCAGAGCCCATGAATCAAACCAGCTCTCTGAACTTCACATTTGCTGATGAGGGCGTGGAGATTGTGGATGCACAAGACGTTCAACTCATGACGCAGGCCCCAGTAGCATCGTGGACCGGAATGTGGGCTGGGCTGACGGGCTCCATCTACCCATCGAACAATGGATATCGAGAGATCATTGCTGTAGACATAGAAGCCAAGACTGTGCGTCTTGGCTCGTCCAGCAACCCCCTCACCCCTGACACCGGGATAGACTTGAACGATGCTGGGGCTGTCATCCGTGACCGCAAGCTCAGAATGTCAATCTCTCCCTATCGCTTGACCGCTAGATTGAGCGATGAGGCCATCGGTCTAGAGCCCCTTGACCCAGACACTGTGCAGTGTGCCTACGAGCCAATCGTAGTGAACGTGAACGCACCTGAGGCCGACGAGGTTCCTGCGGGGGCTAATGTTGCATCCTATGCCGTGTTGCAGTTCCACGATGATGTGTCATACGGCAGGCTCTACACGCTGGTAGCCAAGGGTGTAATAGATGCTTTCGGCAACTCATCTGGGGACCCGGGGGCCGAGTTTGACTTCACGTCCCCGTGGTTTGGGGCCCCAACTCGAATGATGGTAGAAGACTTGATCCCAGATGAGTACTGGGACGATGACATGCTAAATCAGCATGCCCTCCGCAGTATAATGGTAGTACTACAAGACTTGCTAAACGTCTTGTGGAACAGGATCGATGGCCTGCAGTATCTCCACGATCCAGACCGCTGCCCAAAGCATCTATTGCCTCATTTGCTGTATCACATGGGCTGCCCGTTCACCTTTCCCATTGAGACAGAGAGCTTCCAGCGCCGAGTAGCTAATGGCCTGGACCAGATGAAGCGAATGGTGGGAACAGAGACGGGGATCGAAGACATCATCACACTACTTCTGCCAGATGTGCCATGCGATGTAAGGCCATACCTGAACAACGTGGATGGGTGGGTGCTTAATGAGAGCCTTCTGGGGTTCACCACCATTCTATCTCCCGGGTCACCGTACTACAGGAACGCCTACGAGATCGTGTCCCCTGTTGACTTGACTGACGAGCAGCGTAGGATCGTAGTCGATGCAGCAAAGTGGGCAGACCCTGTAAATGCCCATTTGATCAGGGTGCTTGAGCCATCTAATGCCGCGTACAACGAGGCCGTGGTCTGGGTGCTGGGTCTGAGTGCACTGGGCTACTCAACAATTCTGAAGCAGGGGATCTAAAATGGATCGCTACAACTGGTACTCTGGGATGATCGTGTCCGACACCCACATGGACACTGCATTCTCCAACGTGTGGGCAGGAGAGAAGATGCTTCGCATCGGACATGGCTTGTCCCAAGCCTTGGCTGCAGGAGCACCCACAGCTCTTCGGCACGGTGGAATTCTCAACGGGGGAATTGTCACTCGTAGCGGAGTGCTCACCAAGACCGTCGAGGTCACTGACCTGAAGGCCATCGATGAGCTAGGCCGATTCATTACGTTGGGTGGGACTGCGACCATCGCGCTCTCACATACGGGGTCAGTGGCGAACTCCGAGATCGGCTACTTGACACCGCTTACGTGGAACGGAGCTGCTATCTCCGTGCCGGCCGGCGAAGAGCGGTGGTTGTCACTGTGGGTAGGATATGCCGAGCTTCTAAGCGACTCGCACAACGACATCTCTGGCACCCCTGTCTACCTGCAGGTGGATGAGTCCTTCCTGTTCAAGGTCGAGATTGGGGCCGCGAGTGCAGCCCCTGCCACAGACCGATCAGCACTAATTGATGGGTGGGTCCTGCTCACCGATATCCTCATCGAGGAAAATGGTGGGGACTACAGAATCAAGACGGTGGGATCTGACGCTATCTGCGGTAGCAACGAGGACTTGGATGTAATCGGGTATGGACTCGATGACGTAGCTGCACTGCCTGGCAGGCGCTCAGACTGGGTGACGGCGGAGGATAGCACCAACTACCCGCAGGCGCGGAGTGGTGGTGACCAGATCTACAGCCTTCGAGCAGGAACACCACGGGCTGCATTGGAGGACATCGTCCAGACGCTGCAGCGTCAGGTACGTGCTGCAGGACCGCCCATCGAGCCTGTGGGCACAGAGATCATCGGGGCCAGAGCCCAGGCTGGAGCTGGCTTGGGGCTGGCCATCGAGGCGGCGGCCTCGCTCCCCGTGGGTTCTTTGGACGAGCAGCTGTTGTATGTGCTCAACCAGATCAACGAGAAGCTGGGGCGCGGTGGCGGGGTCCTTGACCCACCGGCCACAGCAGATGGCATCATCGCCACGCCCACCACGCTGAGCCACGACAAGGCCTTGATTTGCATCAAGGGCTCTGTCGCAGGGGCTATCGTGGACAGGGTGAAGAATGGAACCAAGTACGGCCATCAAATCGCCCCGCCTCGATTTCTAGATCACTTCTTGTGGTACCAAGACATCATCACGATGGCCGGGGTAGACAAGGCCATCCCGTGGTTCGGCACTACAAACGACGACGGGGAGATCGTCATCCTGAATGAAGTGGGGGGCATAGCTCAGCTACAAACGGGAAGCGGTTCTGCAGTAATTGGGGAGTTTACGGCCATGTCGCACCAGCTGGGACCAATAGTCTCAGCCAGGCCATGGTCCTGTGGCGCATCTCCATTCTGCATCGCCACCATCAGATTCAAGGCACCGAGCGTAGCTGACGTGAGGCTCCGATTTGGATTCTACAGTGACGGCCCATCTTCCTTTACGGCCGATGCGCTGAACATCGAGTTTGATTCATCAGTCGATGCCAACCTACATGCCATTGGCTACGACTCTGCTCACGCCGCTGGGACAGACGTGGCCATCTTGACGCCGCTCGACACCAACTACCACACCGTACGCATCGTGGCGATCAGTACATCCGCTTGGGCCGTACAGCTCGATGGAGGAGCATGGCTAGACATCAACGCTGGAGGGGCCAACTTTGCAGCCGTGGGCTACACCTTTGGCATGTATGTAGAAACTCTCGTGAACGCAGAGAAGACGCTCAGCGTCGACCTCGTTGACATAGAGGCTGGCGCGCTGGACGCGGACTACAACTTGTAGCACACCCCTAACAGCACTCACCACCAACCCGTAGCAAAAGCTCAAGAAACCACAGCTAAAAAGCCCTCAGTATTTAGGCTTGACTTACTACGGGATTATTATGCATACTGGAAGGCGGGTTGGTGGGGTGGTATGCCCAGTACCAGTTATAGCTCCGTGGGTGAACTCCAGTTCTTGGGCCTGAAGGCCTTGAGCAGCACATCCGTTCCCGCGGAGACGGCCTGCTCTAGCCGCTTGCGGGCTGAATGTCCGTGGCCAGCTCGTGCCCAGGCCCTGAGAACGTA